ATTGATGATCGCCCTGATGAATTTTGGTATGCAAAAGTTGACGGTAAGATTGATATGGACCGAGCTTATTTTCTTGGCACTGGTACTATTAATTTTCTGGTTCCCGATGGCATTGCCCACTCGGTAGCCACGAAGACGTTTGACAACATGCCATACAAGGACGTGCCAGTGAATAAGCTGCACAACACTGGGGATGATTGGAATCCTGTCGTATGGAGTCCTGATGGTACGACAACGACTCAGGATGGGATTACAACGGCAACTAATACGAGCAAGTCAGTTATTCAGACTGTTGTTGATCCGAACGATTCAAGCTGGCTTGCTTCCGGAGCAACAGTCACTATTTCAGTGGACGTTAAAGGCCAAGGAAGTATTGGTTTCGGGTATTTTAATGCTAATGGTTGGGAAGACGATAGTCCAACTCAACAAGTAAATTCTGATGAATATATCAGGCTATGTTTCACACGGGTCATCAATTCGGTTCATCTTGATGCCGGCATTCCCAACTTTTCTGTAGATGCTTTTTGCCCAACATCTACGCTTTCTTTTAGACACGTTAAGGCTGATATGGGGCCAACTGCTTCTCCTTGGTCGCCTAACCCAGCGGATCCTGAATACTATACCAACACCATTACGGTACACAATGGCGGTACTTATCCTGTTGAGCCAGTTATTACGGCCACTATGCACGCTGATAATGGCATGGTTGGGCTTGTTAATGATCGCCCGGGCATTCTCCAATTCGGCACGCAAGAAATTGATGGATATACTACCGACGTATCGGAGAAAGGGCTAAACGGAGATTTCTCAGCACCAATATCCGGCACGATATACAATCAATCAGCCACTAACAATCCGAATTGGGGCGGTGATTCAAGCAAACCAAACAAGCAGACTGGATCAATCAATTATGCCAGTGACAGCTACAACGGGCCGCATATGGAACCTGCATATGCTTCAACTGGGACTTATTGGAATGGCCCGGCTGCCAAGATACCAATTACCGCCACAAGCCAAAATACGCGCAACAACAACTTCACTTTGGCCATGATGATCCACTTTGAGACAACAGTGTCCCAATTGGGCCGTATGGAGCTAACACTTGAGGCCGGTGGCAAAGTTCAGTATCAAATGGTGATCACAGACAACAATGCTGTCAAAGACGAGATTCAGGTCGATTGTTATGTTAAAGACCAGCAAGTGGGAACCATGTCACTTGATCGATCGAAATTCACAAATGATAAGTTAATGCAAGCTAGATTGAACAAATTCGGCTCGAGCATTAATTTTGAAGTCTCTCCATGGAATGGCAAAAGTGGTCGTGAAATGACCGTCTCTTTGCCACCTTTGACTCGTCCAGACATGATCAGTGAGAACGTTGAAGCATTTTCCGTTTGGTTTGAACGCAACAACACATGGGGACAAGCTGCGATGAAACTGATTGCGGTTCAATTTGACTGGCAACACGTAAATTGGTGGACAGACATCAAGAATCGGTTTTCAAATGGCGATGTACTGACCATCGATGTTGCCAATGCTAAGACCTATTTGAATGGGTCTGAGAACCGCACTCTTCACACGTTCGGTAATCAATGGGAGCAGTTCAAACTGCCGCCCGGTGATACTGAGATTGCTATCACGCCTTCGAGCTGGGCACAGCCATTTGCGTGTGAGATCGAGATAAGGGAGGCTTGGCTATAAATGGAGTATTATTTTGCAGATCGAAAATTCAATATTTTGGGTGTTGGGTCGACTGATGGCAAAGGCGAATGGCGAATTGACAACGATATAGAAACACAAAGTGTTGACAATCGTCCTGCGGTCGAGCTTTCTCTTGATATTCACTTCACAACTGATCAGGAACAAGCAGTCAATGAGATGGCTAAAGCAACCAACTTCATCATGTATCAAGATGAAGAAGGCAACGCTCACCAAATGGTGATTGAATCGGTTGACCATGATTCACTAGGCCACATTCACTCAATTGTTGCCAGCGATGCTGGTAATGATTTAATTAACGAAACCGTTGGCGCCTTCAAGGCCGACAAACCATATACGATTGCTGAATACATCACAAGGTTTACAAATGATTCTGGCTGGGAGATTGGCATCAACGAATTTCCTGACAATGTTCGAACACTCGAGTGGACTAGTGAAGAATCATCGTTGGCTCGCATTATTTCCGTGGCAAAAGATTTTGATGCAGTGCTTAGTTTTGGCTTTGAGTTTGTTGGAACGAATTTGGTTAAGCATGTCATTAACATTCGGCATGAAACGGCCGGTGACAGCTTGATTTCCTTTGAAATGAATAAGGACATCAACAATATCGTCACGCATCTCGATACCTATGACATGGAAACATCTATCAAGGCTTATGGAGCGGTGCCAGAAAGTACGAATGGATCAACTAATCAGGACCCAATCAACTTGATCGGCTACAAATGGACTGATCCAACGGGACAGTTTGTGCTTGATCAGTACGGGTTCTTGCACGATACCATTGCTGTGCAGAAATATTCACGTTTGTTAAGCAACAGCAACCCTAACCCAACACAGTCTGACTGGAATCGGGTTAAAACGTTTGATTCAAAATCGCAGGCGGAACTTTTGCAAGCGGCTTTGGCAGACTTGAAAAAGTATAACCACCCAAACGAAACGTACGACATTGATTTGGTTAATTCGCCATACGTACCGCTTAATCAAACCGTCCACATTGCCGATGAGAATCAACAGCTATTCCTGTCTGCCAAAGTGTTGAGCATTCAGCGGAGCCGTGCTAACCATTCAGTCCAGTTGACTCTGGGTGAGTTCGCGCACGAGACCGTCAGCTTTGACGAACGGCTCAGCGATCTTGCCAACCAGATGGCCAACATGCCCAAGACAATTCAATACTATCCGTGGGTTCGTTATGCCGATGACAATCAGGGCACTAACATGTCGGCATTCCCAGTCAACAAGAAATACATGGCAGTGGTCTATAGCAACAAGTCGTCCGTACCAAGTGATGACCCCGCTGATTACGCCGGCAAGTGGGCATTGATTCAAGGGCCACAAGGCGGTGACGGCAAAGGAAGCTATACTCACGTTGCATACGCTAACAGCATTGATGGCAAAACGGACTTCTCGACTACTAATGGTAATGGGAAAATGTATCTTGGCATATATGCTGACCAGACCCAAGCTGGTAGCACAGACCCGGCCAAATACTCATGGGCATTGTTCAAAGGTGATACTGGAGAACCTGGCCCTAAAGGCGATCCCGGAAGCAAAGATGTGCCATACACGTACATTCAGCTTGGTACGCCCGCTAGTCCCAAGAAAGGCGATTTGTGGTGGCATGGGACAACACTTAACGATGCCACAGCTTTGCAATACTACGATGGGTCAACTTGGGCTGACCAGAGCATTCAGCAGGCAGTGCTTAGCATCAAAAAGCTACAATCGATTGAGATTGACACATCAAACATCAATTCGCCTGACATTAATTCGCCCTTCAACCATGTTCAGATTGACGGCGCCAAGAGTTCTGGCAATCTTGAACTAAAAAATGCGAATCTAAGTATACTGGGAAACATCGAAGACAATAATGGCAATCCCAATGGTCAATACTACAAATCTCTTTTGAGCCCAAATGGAATGTTCAACTACATCACTACTCCTGATCAAAAGGGAAACATGTCGTCAGTTGCACTCCAACGTGGTGCACTTCAGTTGCAAACGCTGATCAGTGACCCCAGTGCCGCTACAAAAAAATATATTCAATCTGAATTCACTTCGGCAGACAACGTGACATTTTTCTACGTCAATACAACCGCGCTAAGCAACATTGATATTGATTGGGCATATATTTACTACACGCGACGTGGAAATTTGGTGACCGCCAACTTTCAAATTCACACAATAGCTAATCAGTACAATTTCTTGAGGCTCGCAGATATTAGACCCGGTTACAAGCCTTATTTGACAAACAAGATTGTTGCAAGCTGCTTGAGCTTTTCAGATCCGGGACAATCTACAGCTATGTATTCAAGCACGCCAAGTGGAGGAACGGTCGGCTGGTATAGCAACATTTCCAAAGCTTCTGGTAGTTATGGTGGCTCGGTGTCGTATCTAACTCAGGACGATTATCCAACGGGGGACTCGTTTTTTGCTTAACTAGGGAGTTGATTATTATGAAAATCAAAGTGTGGACGGACACCAATAAGCGTCTGCTTAATTGGGCAAACGCTGATGAAAGCAGATCAGTAGGACCAACTGATGAAGGATTTGAAGTTATTGAAGTTGCCGATGCCATTGGCTTGTATGAGAACCACGCCAGCATTGTTGACGGTCAAGTCGTTCCTGATTCTGGTTATGATCCAGACGCTGACAGACCTGCACCTGATCCGTCACCAGAACAGCAGATGATTGCCGCGCTTACTCTTGAAGTAGCTAAGCTAAAGGCGGCGAAGTCATGACTAACTATGATCAGTGTGCACTACTTTACAGTTGGGGGATTGATTTAACGCCTTATGTACCGATAATGATCACCCCAGATCAATACAAGCAAATCACAGGCAGTGACTATGTCGCCAGCAAAAGCTAGCGGCTATTTTTGTGGAAGGAAGTGATGACAATGCTAAATAAAATCAGAGATCACCCGACACACACAGCACTCGCCATTGGCATGATTGCCATTGGCTTGTATCTAATCATCAATGACCATTATTTCATCTGGCCCCCACATTACTCAGACTGGTTAAACGATGACATTGTGGGGTTTTTGTTTGTCATTGATGGACTCGGGATGGGGGGTTGGGTGCTATGGGAAACACAGTCAGCAAAAAAGAATCAGGTATTGCTGTCCGTGACAAGCTTTTTAATGGCTTTTTTGACCGTCCTGCAGTTTCTCACATGGGTTGCTACTGGGATATATACAAGCTGGATCAGCAACCTGATTATTACATCCATCGTGCTGATCGTGGCACGGAGGAGTGATACTAGAGATGATTGATAAATACCTTATGGCATATGCGCCGTATATCGCTGGTATTCTATCTGCACTGGTTGCCTATCTAAGTCTTCGAGAGAGTCGACGCAAAACCAATCACGACGAAATAATGAATTTGTTGGATAAAGTGAGCAAGGACAACGACAGGCTTCGTCAAGAAAATTCACAGTTGAGAAAAGAAAATACGCATTTAAATGAAGAATTGGAGGCACTACAACATGCAAAATGAACTATTACAAGTATTGGCAATTGCGGCGGTTATTGCGCCAATCACCACCGGATTCACTGAAATCTTCAAACGATATACACCGGCTGAAGGAAAGCTGTTGCCCGTTCTATCCATTGGGACGGGTATTTTACTGGCCTGCCTTTGGGCAGTAGCTTTTGGCCATCTTACTTTGCTTGGCGCATATGCATTGGCAGGAATGCTGTCAGGTCTCGCGTCCGTTGGTGTTTATCAAATTGTCAAACCAAACGAGGAGGCAAAATAAGATGAGTTATACTATCAACAAAGAGTTTGCTTTGGGTGCCAACGAAGGTTCCTCGCAAGTAGCTAATCGACTTTACATTATCCTACATGATGTTGGTGCTGAATCTGGCGCGCGTGCAAATGCTGCGTACTTCAAAAACAATATTGCTGCTGAAATTGCCTACACGGCATTTGTTGTTGGTGATGGCGGTCAGGTTTATCAAGTTGGTGAACCCGGCTATGTTCAGTGGGGCGCTGGGACAGTGGCAAATGCTAACAGCCCGGTCCAAATTGAATTGGGCCACACGAGTGATCCCGAAACTTTCAAGAAGGATTATGCCGTTTATATTGAGCTTGCACGTGATATGGCTGCTCAATATGGCATTCCGACTAGTTTGGATGCTGGCGGTGCTGGAACGCCTGGCATCAAGTCTCATTTGTGGGTAACGCAGCATATTTGGGGTGATCATACTGATCCATATGGGTATCTGGCTCGATGGGGTATTACGAAGGAGAAATTGGCGGCAGATCTGGCTAATGGCACAACTACTGTCAATCCGTCCCCGAGTGCACCAGCGGCAGAAAGCTTGCGGCCACAAGCAATTGCAGCTGGCAATGTCAACGTAACCTACGCTCTGCATTTGCTCGGTGGCAGTTGGCTGGATGAGGTGACCAACTTCGGCTCTGGTGATAACGGTTTTGCTGGTATGCCTAATCACCAGCATGATCTGCTGTACATTCGCGTTGATCATGGTAGTGTTAAGTATCGAGTTCACACAGTTAAAAGTGGTTGGCTAGATTGGGTCACAAAAGGCGATCGCAACGATACGGTCAACGGCTGTGCCGGTATTGCTGGTGAAGCGATTGACGGAGTCCAGATCATCTTTCTTACTCCTGCTGGTGAGTCGTACCAGCAAGCGTATTATCGCAGTCAGACGACACAACGGGCTGGCTGGCTCGGCGTTGTATGTGATGATGGCACGAGTTTGCCACAGTACACAGACACGTATGCTGGTATGTTTGGGGAACCACTCGACCGGCTACAGATTGGAGTAGCAAATGGAAGTCCATATTGA